CGTATGTATTTAGTATGTTAGTGTATCGTTAGTAAGTATGAAACCGCTTACATTTTGAAAGGTATTGACAAGATTGTTTGTTATGTTATAATGGTGTTGCGGAGCGAGAGAGCACCGCAGAAAGAAGGTACACTATGTACACTATTACGACAATTTTACAACAACAGATTAACGCTATTTATGGAAAGGTCGTCAAGTCCGATAATTGGTGCATTTGGAGGATTAAGTCTGAGCCTAATGAGTTAATATGTTTAATCTCGGTTCTAAATAGTACTTCTTTTGAAAGTTACGACGTACACATTCCAACACATGGTCGGAAACCGTATGTTACTTTTAGAGATAACCCACTGACGAGCCATTGAAACACTGGCGAAACGCTCTAATAGTTTAGAGCGTATGGATAGCACCAAGAAAGGAGAAGAATACCATGACTGACTACAAGCAAAAAATGCTTGATGAGTGCAAGGAAATGGAAGAATACGACGCTAAATATAATGAATGGTCTAATAGCGTTGTAAATGCAATTAAAGCCCTTGACTTTCCATTAGCGGGAAACGAAAGCAAACGTGTAAAAGCATACAAAATGCAAAAGTCAAAAAGACTAACAAAAGCGATTGCAAAATTCATCGAAACCATATCCAAGACCGACGGCGAAGATAAAGCCGAGTAAAGCATCGATTATAAAAGTCCTACAAGTTAGGGCTTTTCTTTATGTTTTTTCATATTCTATGAAACCGCTTACATTTGCTTGACTTTCTTATATAAGTATGATAAAATGTATTATAGGAGGAATAAAAACCCAAAATAAACATCCTCATATTTGCAAAAATTGCTTACAAGACGTTTTAGCAAATTAAATAAATCTTGTAGTAAAACACCTTATACAAGGTAGAAAGAGTAAAGAGTATGAAAAGACTAACGTTTTTATTAGAAGTTTCAGAGTTGTTATTAGTAGTTGCTGAGGCATGCGAAAAAGTTGTTGTAAAAATGGGTGAAGACGTCCAAGAAATTAAAGGTTATGAACACACCTTTGAAAGCATGATAAGGCACTACCAACGTGAAGCATTTAGGGCGGAAGGTGCAGGGCTTTTAATAGAGAAAGTAGCCCAATTAGAAGTTGACATCATGAAAGCCGATATAGATAAGACAAGAAAGGAATAAAAATAATCTAACTTACCTCATCAAATATAAAAGACCTAACTAGTAGGTCTTTTTTAATTTTTAATTAAAGGCGATTGCTCGCCATAAGTACGTAATTAGGACATAAGCAATCATGATTGCTAATCACTATATTACCTTACCGATTTTCTAATATCGTTGCATGTAAGATAATGTATTGCAATATTCTTCCTTTACACCTACATTATATCATGTCTTTTATCTCATGTCAAGAATTTTATGTAAGCGGTTTCATTTTTTTCTTGCTCTAACCGCTTGACAAATATTCTCCCCTCTGATATAATTAATGGTGGAAAGGAGAAAATACAAATGGGAAAAGATTATAAAGTTCTTGCTTTGCAAGAAGCCTCCGAAATGGACGTGTACGATGCGAAATTTACTGATATTGTTAAGTCAGTAAAGAATATTATTAACAGCATTGAAATCGCGCCCGCTAATGGTATCACGTCCAAGCGCGTCAAGGCTTATGCAAATCAAAAATCGGCAACCTTACGTAGGGCAATTCGTAGATTTAACGAAATTCTTACAGGTAAACCGAAATCAGACGACAAAGTTTCAGAGTAGTTCCTCATCAGTCTATCCGCTAATTATAGTTGAAGTAAAGCAACTTAAAAATACGATTGTTAGTGTACAAATATAACTATCAGAAAGGATACTAAATCATGTCAGATAAAACATCCGTTATCGTTTCTTCTGAAGAAGTCAAATCTGAATTTGCAGAAATCGAACTTTACGTTAGACAAGTCGAGGTTACCGACGAAGACGGAAAGACACGTAAATTTAACGCCTATCACACCTACGACAATCGCAATCATAGGTTAGATGTCGGCTTTCCACAAGACGTTAAGAATGTGCCAACCGAAAATTGCGTAATTCGTTTCAAGCGTTCAATGGCTAATGTTGATAGGGCTCGTCGTTTCCCTAAACTATGGGTTAAGGAGATTATCGAAATTAAGTCGCTGCCTGAACCCAAAGATACATTGCCATTCTAAATTCTCAAAAGTTTATACACCATAAAGACACGACGAAACAAACATAATTGCTAGCCGTGTCTTTCTTTCAAGAAAGCGAGGTGATATATTGAAAAAATTGAGCATAGCAAAGGCTTTGAAATATCATAAGCCTTACACCTCTAAAAAAGGCGCTAATATCTCTTACAAAGACCTACGAGAAATGACCTCACTAAACAGAAAGTATTCTTACGAAGTTAGTAAAGGTCGTATAAAGCATGAACAAAATGCACGTATTAAAATATCTCGACTTAATGAAAACTATTCGTCAAAACTATCGCGTATGCGTTCAAAAATTAATCTATTCAAATACATACGTATTAAGAACAAACTTTCTTCAAAGTCTATAAAGTCTCCTACTTCAATCGCACGTCAAAGACGTATCCTAACAAAACTAAAAAAAGAAATCGTTAAAGATATTCCTACAATTACAAACACAACCCTTGATAATATTACCGATACTACACAAATTAAAACGATTGATTTTGCTGGTCTTGACATTAAAAAACTCGAAACATTTAGGATGAACATAGAGACAACATTCTTTCGAACATTTCAAGGAGAACTAAATGACGAGACCTACAACGCAGTATTAGATGCTATATACAATCTATCGTATTCTCAACTTTATTCACTATCACAAGATGAACGAATTGACGGTATAATCTCATTTATGTACAACGACCCTAACGAATTAAAACGTAAACTAAACGAAATAATAGGAACTATTAATCGTTATGCAGACAAAGAGAAAGGGCTTAACATTGATGTTAATGATGATATTTGGGAGTAAAATATGAAAAGTTTTGTTGCCGACTTTGAGACAACTTCATGGTCGCAATATCTACAAGATAAAGAAGTAAGAGTATTTGCTTATGCAATAGCAGATATTGACACTACTGCAATCGTTAATTACGGAACAGATATAGAACCTTTCTTTGACTTTCTTTCTATCACTCGACAATCAAAAACAATAGCCGTATATTTCCACAATCTAAAATTCGACGGCGCGTTCATTCTATTCTATTTATTATCTCACGGATATACATGGACAAGTGAGCGACATATTAAAGATAACGAAGTAAGAACACTTATATCAGATACAGGAATTTGGTATTCAATACAAATTTGTTATACAAAAGCAAATTACAAAATCAAAGTTAATTTCTACGATAGTTTTAAGAAGTTGCCATTTACAGTAAAGAAGATAGGTAAGGCGTTCAATTTAGGTTATACAAAAGGCGACTTTGATTACGATAAGTATAGACCAAAAGGATATATGCTTACCGATGATGAATGGGACTATCTATTCCGCGATTGTCTAGTTGTAGCCTCTGCACTTAAAAAGCAGTTCGAACAAGGATTAACAAAAATGACACAGAGTAGCGATGCTTATAACTTCTTCAAGCAAAAATATACAGAAGATGAGTTTAAGTACTTCTTTCCACAACTATCAAGAGATACATGGCTTGACCTTAAAAAAGCATATCGTGGAGGGTGGGTTTACTGCAACGAAAAGATTAAAGGAAAGACACTATATAATGTAATATCCTTTGACTACAATTCTCTATACTCTTACGCTATGTCAGAAAAATTCATGTTACCTTATGGCAATCCTATTCTATATACAGGCAATTACTCACAAGATGAAATTTATCCACTATACATTCAAGTTATAGACGTTTCATTCGACTTAAAGCCTAACTACTTACCTACACTTCAAATAGCGTCTCTTGGTGCGTTTAGTAAAGACCAGTTTCTAACAACAACTGATAACGAAATAATAGAACTATCATTAACAAACATTGACCTTGAATTATTCCTTGAACATCACAATATAAACTACATTAAATATAAGTACGGATACAAATTCAAGGCTTACAATCAATTCTTCCAAGATTACATTAATTATTGGATGGAGATAAAACAAAATTCTACTGGCGCTTTACGTGAGATAGCAAAGAAAATGCTTAACGCTCTATACGGCAAATTCGGAACTAAATTTATTAGATGTGATAAAAGTGTTTCCATATCAGATAATGTATTACATTTCACAAATAATAAAGAAACAGAAAGTTATACAAAACATTATCTACCTATTGCAATCTTTACAACTGCTAACGCACGAAAAGTTATTATTAATCTCTCACAAAAATTTTATAACAATCACGCATATTCAGATACAGACAGCATTAAGTTATATAACCTTACTTATTCCGACGTCTCATCTCTAATACCTATTGACGACAAAAAGTTAGGTTTCCTTAAATTTGAGGGATTGTATAAACAATCAAAGTTTATTAGAGCAAAAACATACGAGTATATCATATACGAAAAGAATGAAGATGGCACACGGTCAGATAATCAGCACATAGTTTGTGCAGGTATGCCCGATAAAGTTAAAGAAGAAATAACAGAAGACCAAGAACTGGAAAGGCAAGAAAGATTTGATAAATTTGAGATAGGTTACAATTCAAAAAACAAGTTACAACAAATTATGGTAAAAGGCGGTTGTGTATTAAAGCCAACAACCTACACATTAAAAAGTTAAAATTTAATTACAAAATATGTTGACAAAAATTTTCTTCTATGATACAATTATATATAGAAAGGATAGGTGATATTGTGAATAAAAGCAATCTTGATTTAGTATTCTATTTCATTGCTACAACTATTGGATGTAGTGCCTTGACACTCGAACAAGCAAGCGCATTATTAAATCTAATTGTGCTTATAATTACAGCGATTTCTCTAACGATAGGTTTAATCTTATCGTTAATAAGAATTATAGGTAAATTATACGCTAAATGGTTGAAAGCAAAAGAAGACGGAAAAGTAACATCAGAAGAAGTACTCGATATTGTCGCAACTGGACAAGCAGAACTAACAGACTTTCAAAACGAAGTTAATGATAGTATTGAAATTATCAAGAAAGGAGATAATAAATAATGCCAACAAAAGAAGAATTAGAGAAGATTACAGACCCTGAAACGAGGAAGATTATTACAACCCTAAACGAAGAAAAAACACAAGCAGAACTTAAAGCACAAAAACTCGAAAACGATGTTAAAGAACTTAACACAAGAAATAAAGAATTACTTGAAATTAACACCATATATTATGGGAAGATTATTACTGGCAGTGGTTCAATTTCGGACAATTCCAAAAAAGATGAACCAAAAACACCAGAAAAAGTCTCCGATAATATCTTAAATGCTTTGGCAAAAAAAGCAATAGAAAGGAAGTGATTTTATGCCAAACAAATTCAATTTAGACGACATTCGAGCGATTATCGAAAGTGAAGTAGTTTCCAGTACGTCTACATTCACACCTACATACGAATTTTTCACTGGACTATTAGACAAAATTGGCGAAATGTACATGATTGAGGCTAACGAAGATGACCGACTTGAAATGCTCGACGGAGAAATGTTACCATACGGAACGACCGTAGAAGAATATTTTATCGAAATGCTTGCCGTTGTAGACTTCGACCCCGCCAGTACTCCATTTGCGAAAGACAGAGCAAGTATTCTCAAACAATATCACTATCGAAACCTTGCAAAGAAAATCGAATTACCAGTTAGTACCTCTCAAATGAAAAGGGCTATGCTTGGTGGAAAAGATTTAAGCGGTCTTCTCGCTCGCTTACTCGGCAGAATTACCGACAGCAAAAACATCTACAAATACATGCAGAAAAAACAAGAAATTGGAACTCGCCTTGCTCGTATCGAAACCGAGTATGTACCGCCGTCAGAGGGTGTTCCCGCCAGTGGCAACCCAAACTTTGCTAACATGGTGCAAGAACTCGCTATTCCAACAGACGAAACGTCGGCGAAAGCCTATGTTAAAGCCATTAAGAAAATGGTTGAGAAAATCACAAAAACAACGTCAAAATACAATGAAGCCCAAGTTATCAAATCGTCAAAAGCCTCTAACCTCATCATCTTTGTCAAAGAGGGTATCTTACCAGAAGTAGGTGTTGAGGCTTTGGCAAGTGCTTTCAATAAGGGAGAATTGGACATCGGTATCCAGCAATTAGACCTTGAAGATTTCGGAGAATACGACGGCACAGTCCATACGATTATTATGGATAAGAAAGCCATTCGTTATTTACCTACATTGAATGAAACTCTAACCGATGTTAACGGAAACGCTCGTACGGTCTTGCACACTCATCATTTTGAATGCACGCTCGTCGATAGCGGTTTCGCTAATACAATCGTTTTCCGTCCTGCCGAAGTTGAAGCCTAAATATGACTAACAAAGTATACATAGGAACAGTCGATTGGAATAGTAATGGAAATCATGCCGTAGATTTTATTTCGGAAAGTCTACGGCTTTCCTACTTTACGGCAAAGAATTTCCCTACAAACGAGGCAGAATTGCAGGACATGGGAAACAAATCTTTCCGTGAAGGAACAAATATGGTTACTATTGCTCTTGATTATTCCGACATTCGAGGTAAAAAATACAACTACATTATAATTAGTCTTGACGAGGGAACGACAGAGGCAACAAAATTTTATTGCTTTATCGACAAATTCATTAGAAACAGCGACAATAAAACAGACGTGTACTTCACTATTGACAAATGGCAAACGTACATGTTTGATAAAAACGGAAATTATAATTACGTTATTAAAGATGCTTTCGTACAAAGACAGCATGAAGATAGGTGGACACGAGGAAGTGAAAGACCGATTAGTTACATACACCCGATTTACTCATTAACGAAAGAGAATTTAGACACAGGAGAATTTATTAAAACTGGAACAGACACAAAGTACACTTTTACTGATGTAGACCATAGTTGCGAATTTGAAGTATACGCTATTATATACACAACAGACTCAGTATATGCTGGCGGAACAACAATAAATAGAACACCCACCCACTTAGAAACAATATTAGTTTTAGACGTTAAAACTATTGATGGAGACCTCGTAGATTATAATGCTACAATAGAATATAAACTTACCCAGGCAACACAAATAACAACATATAACGCTTTTAAGTTATTAAACTATCTACGAATTGCAACTGATGAAACATATTCTATTTTTAGCGAAAGTTGTATAAAAATAGTGAAGTTAAATTATTTACCTTTTATGTTTAAGAGACTTGAAACAAGCGCAGCAAACTTAAAATTAGTTGCAGTTGACGACGACGGAGATGAAATGGTAAATGACATTAGTGGTGGCGGACATTTAACTGGCGTTGGACTATGGTCAAGACCAGTAGTAGTTACAGACACTTTCACAATAGCAATTCCGATAATTTGTTCTCCTATAAATATTAGCGGTATCACACTTGGAACGATATATAAGTATAAAAGAGTATACGCCCCACTTATAACTGCTAAAATAGGAACGCCTAAATCTATATTATATGAACCTAAACTACGCACAAGAGAATACCATTATTACACTATACTAAATTCGCATATGGACTCATTGAACATTTACGAAGAATATTTTACAGATGATTTAATAATAAAATACGCTAACTCAATGGACGTTTGGTTAAGCGAAGAAATTAAATTAATGAACTATAAGGGGGATAATGGTTTTATTAACTATCAAAGAACTAAAAATAACAACGAAATAACAATAGTTAATGACGCTTACTTGAACTATATGAAGAACAACAGAAATCAAATTCAAACAACCCAAATAATGGGCGGAATACAAGCAGGTTTAGGTGTTATACAACTTGCAGGCGGAATTGCAGCAGGAAGTGCTGGAATGCCTGGACTTGCTATCGGTCTTGCAAGTGGAGGAATAAATCAAGTATATAACGGTCTTGGAGGTATAGTTTCAGAACAATCTAAACAAGAAGATTACAAGAATAAGGCAGATGATGTAAAATCTAAACAAAATGAATTAATGCTTGATACATTTAATGATAGAGACTTTTACTGGAAAGTTGAATTTACTATTCAATCCGTTTACCAGAACAAAATATGGGATATGTTTTTCAAACAAGGCTATCTATCTAATCAGTACACAATTCCAGATTTAAGAAGTAGATACTACTTCAATTACATTAAGTGTTCGTTCATCGAATTAGACAGCACAAAAATAGGAGAAAATGACGTAAGACTTGAAATCGAGCAAATGTTTCTAAAAGGTGTTACATTATGGCACTATCGTAGTACAACAACATTCTTATTTACAGACTACACAAAAGAAAACTGGGAAATGTCTCTAGCCCCACATTCATAGAAAGGAGAAATTATGGATAAAAGAGAGAAAAGAGAAGTTGATATTAAGTTTAAGAAAATGCAAGACAGATACGAACAAGCACAAGTATATGCTTTCTCAATGTTTACAGATGAATTTAGAAATTTAGCGTTAAGCATATTCAAATGGAAACTCGTAGACGATAAGTATACAAACATGATGTTAAACGATAGAATTGAACAACTGCTATATGAAACAGGAATGGTTACTATATTTAGAGACAAAAAAGACGGTGTTGTTAAGGTTGGTAATGTCGGAGGTTCAATTAAATATAACTACTTAATGATACCTCAGAAATGGGGTGCAGTATTCCCTAACGGAGAAATGGTAAATGACGTTACAATAGATAATGGTGTTATTATCTATAATAATAAAACACACACCCCAACCCAAGCATATGCTGATTATGTTGCAAGTAAAATGGTTGCAACTGATGTAACTATCGACCAACAATTAATTGCACATAGAGTGCCATTTACTTTTACGGGAGAAGAAAACGATATGTTGACATTCAAACTTGCCTATGAAAAAATCTCGGGCGGTGTTCCAGTAATTTATTTAGACAACGCAAAATTAAGCAACGATAAAAGCGTGTTTAATGTATTCAATAGCGACATTGAATATAAAGCAGATAAGTTAATGGATTTATTCGATAAGTACGAAAACAGATTTCTAAAAGCGATAGGTTTGCAATCTAACTACATAGAAAAGAAAGCCCAACAGAACGAAGAAGAAATAAACAAAAATGATGACATTATCCTAGTTAATTTTGCAAGTTATAAAGAAGAAAGAGAACACGCAATAGAGATACTAAAAAACATTGTAGGGTTTGAGAGTGTATCATTAGAAGTCAACGAATTCCTAACCTTGCAAAGAGGAGAGAAAAATGGAAATAGAGAAGATAAGAAAAAAGAAGAAGATGAATTATAAACAATACGAGCAATATAAAAAGTACAAATACAGAGATAAGCATAACTCTAAATATTAGAGGAAAGGAGATATTATGCTAACAAGAAGTGGTCAATATACAATGACAATTCAAGACATAATGCAGAATGAAGTGATATTCAATTTCGATTATACTCTTGAAAATGTCGGTGTTACAAACGTGAAATTACAAGAAAGATTTGTTGATATGTACTTGTTAAGAGAAATAGGCTTTGAGACTTACGAGATATGGCACAGACATTTCAAATATGAATGGAAATACCTTTGCTTGAAATACTCTACATTATTCAAAAAGCAGTATACCGAAACAATAGAATATCTAACAAGTAAAGGTGTCACAAACGCATCGACATATTTAACGAGTAGTACTGGAACACAAAAAACAGATGCAATTACAGTACCTATTAGTGGAGAAGATAACGACCCTAACTCGAAATTAGAAGTGGCAAGTGAAGCCGACGGCGAAAGCACTGGAAGTAAAGAAACAAAGATTAGAAGTGAAACAGAAATGGAAATGATTAATAAATATATTATACACTACAAAGATATGGTTGATATGTTCCTAAAAGAACTTAACCCCTTGTTTATAGGTTTATATTAAAAAGAAAGGAGACCTATTATGAGAAAAGATATTACTATACCAGCCGAATTACAACCGATTTATGACCGCATTTTTAACAATACAGAGGATAAGCCTCAAACAGTACTTCAAAATTACTACGCTTGGACAAGATTTCTAACAGAGGGATACAACTATATCATGGCAATTAACGCAAATAACATAGGTAGGAAATACCTCTCTGAATGGGTATGGACAGTAGTACATGGTATAAACCTAACATTGTTTTTACCGTGTGGAGCACTAGTAGTGCAAGACATTAAGCCCTTAAATAATGAAACAACCAATTATGTAATTCACTCCAACAATTCAGGTTCACTAAATAACTTAATTGCAACTTGGAGTATTGAAAAAAAGGAAACAGCAGAAGAAAATGTAACATTAGAAGTTTATGACCTGCATAATATTCTATTATATTCGGCTACATTAACTACAAGACCTTTATTTAGTGTGGTTTATAATACGATTGATAGAACTACAACAATATACGATAACGGCATATCAGTTAAACAAATAAAATGGTTGGATACGTCCTATATTGAATATGTTAGCTTAACTATTTATGCAGAGTGTAGTTTAGGAACATTATTATTTTTTAACTTCAATGCAACCCAGATATGAAAAAATTAAAAAAATGTCGAATACTTGTCGGCAGTAGAGCATTTGGAATACACGATAAGAACAGCGATTACGACTGGTTCATTAATGACCCTAAATTAGAACATAAAGAACACGTAGTAAAAGGTAAAAATGATTACTTTATTTATAACTTTAAGAACAAAGAAGAATTATTTAGCTGGCACTTAAACGAAAACAAAGACGGAATGAACGTTGGACATTTGGCTCATTTGGAAGTATTAAAATACTTCGAAATTGACTTGGCAAACGAAGAAGATTTCGATAAGTATTGTAAAATAATAAATAAATGCATGCCTTTTAACACGAAGAAGTACTTAAAGCCGATATTTAACTACATTAAATTTATATCGCTTATTCGTAGCCGCCCTCGATATATTCCAGCCTACGTTATAAATGAAATGAGGAAAGAAAAATATGGAGAAACAATTCAATTACGATGAATGGTATAGCCGTTACATAGAATGGAAGAAAAAACGCATTTACTATGATTGTAGACATGTATTATCATATCGCTTTCAATTAGCAATGATTATAGGTTTAAGACGTGGCGGCAAAACATATGCTTTCAAAGTTAAATGCGTTGATACTTTCCTTGAAAAACACCAACCTTTTATATGGGTTCGACGTTTAGTTACAGAACTTGAAGAGACATTAGATGGTTTCTTTAAGAAAATACAAAAAGACGAGTATCTTATAGAGAAGTACGGAGAAATAAAGTACATAATAAAAGGTTCATCATTTTACATTAATGGAGAATTTGCAGGAAAAGGAATTGCGTTAAGTCAAGCAAGCGATTTCAAGAGCGCCGAATTTATAGACCCTGCTTGGTTTATATTTGATGAATTCATAATCGAAGACGGCAAAAGAAGTTACCTACGAGGAGAAGTAAAGATACTATTCGGCTTAATTGAAAGTATCCAAAGGTGGCAAAATATGCGTGTTATATTACTTGGAAATAGTGTTAGATTTGGTAACCCTTACTTCATCTATTTCAAAATTAAGCCATTCAAAGGAGAATTTCTATATCTTAAACAAAAGAAAGTGTTAGTTCATATGTACTTAAATAAATACATTGTAAAAGCGTTGATTGACACAGACTTTGGAAAAATGATTAGCGATGGTGAATACTTCGACTTTGCAGTACTTAACAGATTTAGAGATGCGACAGATAAATTCATTAAAAAATACGACTTCAAAGGTGAATACTGGTGTTCAATTAAATATGAAGGAAAAGTGTACTCATTCTTTCATGACAGAAAGACAAAACTAACATACACCATTAGAGACCATGAACAACCAAAAGGAATGATGTATGTATTTAATGAAAAAGACCATGATATAGATTACACGTTAATTAAAAACATAAACTCTACATTATTAAAGGGCGTAAATGAACAATTAAGACAAG